CGGGAAAAACCCGGCGTGTCATTAAGGAGGGGGAACCCCAGTGTGATCAGGCATGCGGCAAGTTCCGTGTTCCGCGTGCTGTCAAAATCTTCCGGCGTCAGGATGGCGCCCCCGTTTCCGATCTTATTATCTGGCATAATATTTATAATATATTAAAATTGAATGAATAATTCATAAGCGCACTTGTAAACCATGTACGTTTCAGAAGTGCCGGGAATCGCCGGGGACAATTCCGCCCCCAGGACTACCCAGGCGGCGGGATCATCCGGGCCGTTGCTGCGGCCAATAAGGGCCCGCATCACTTCCGCGCACGCCTGGGAAAAAGCGGTTATGTCCAGAACCAGGCCGGACGGATCCGCTTCCGCGGACCGCTGCCGGTACATGATTTCCCCGGAAATTTTGTAGGTGTAATTTCCGGGTATGATTTCATCGGCTCCGGTTACATTCACCAGCAGGGCCGTGTCCCCGTCCTTTTCTTCGTCCGTTGGTTCCCAAATGGGGACATTGGCGAATTCCGGGCGCTCATGCAGCGCTCCGGCAATGATTTGTGCAACAATTTCGGCGTTCATGGCTAGTTGTCGTAAAGGTCTTTATCCCAGCCGTCCGGGCCGGAAAGCATGTAGGAATCCGTCACTTGCCATTCCTGCCCGGATCCTTCTACGGCGGTTCCCAGGCACAACCAGTTAAACTTTCCGCCGGGAGATTTGAACGGGCCGGGCGGGCTCGCTATCGTGCAGCATTTTTGATAACTGACTGTACCGGGGTCTTTTACCTTGTAACGGGCCTGAACAACAACCTGCGGGACATAAAAGCTCGTGACGCCTTTTTGCAGCTTTTTAATGAGTTCGCTTGTATCGCCTTCAAGGATGCTCCGTATAGTTTTTTGCGTGAGGGGCTGGCCTTCTTTTGATATATCCACCAAGCTCCCCATGCACCCTCCGTTTACCAGCCTTTTCAGCGCGTCCAGCTTTTCCCCGGAGTAGCTTTCCGCAAGTTTGTGCGTCAGGATGGGCTGCGGAACACTGGTGGCCGACAGGGAATACTGGGGGTTCTCACGGGAATTTCCCGGCATTTCAAACTCTTCTTTTCCATCCATGGCTTGCCGGCGGATCCTGCATTCCGCAAAATCACCGGGCTTGCGGGTAACGGTGGCCGTGATGGACCATCTTTCCCCACCGGAGGCGGCTTCCCGGTCCGCATACGCGCACATTTCAGCCCAGGATCCTTCCCAGGTGTCTTCCGTATAGCCTCCGGAGACAGGTTCTCCTTTTCCCTCATGCACTACGCAATAACTGCGCTGTACTTGGTTAATCGCCATAAGTATTTAAAAATGAATTGTCTTGTTCAATTATTTTCGCAATCCTATTCCGGACGGCTCCCTGTTTCACTCGGTCCACATGGGCCCAGCGGGTAGCCTGTCCCTCCTGGACAAGCCACGCATGGACGTATTGGAGCAGGACTTTCAGGGGCATGTGCTTGATATAGTGTTCCGTCCAGCCGGTCGCACGGGCCATGATCATGATCAATCCCGCCCATCCGTCCGGCTCCGCTAGTTTTTTGAGGGTGCCCCGTCCGGATCCTTGATCCCTTCCGTTTGCGCGGACATAATCGCGTTCATTTCC